CAAAGGTGTATGACAGGGAAGTTATAGATCAAATGTTTTCTTTTGTGGTAAAGAAGGGAAAACCACAGGCGGAATCTGGGAAAAAGGATGATTTGGTTATGGCAACTGCGGGGGCATGGCAACTCTACCTTACGGTACCGCTTCAGTATGCGGATGAAGAAAATCAGGAGTGGAAAACCGACAAAGACAAATGGAGGTTTAAATGAGTAATACAAGTAATACAGTTCAGGAATTTAATGAATTTACTCAACGGAGTATTTCTTCTGAATATGAAAAAGAGAAGAAAAATAATGAACGGGTTTTTTCCGAAATGGTTCAGCGGATGAGACCGGACATTTTTGTACTTATGGATCTACTCGATCAGACCGGGGTAAATCCGTTCATTCTTTATAAAGTTATTCGACAACTAAATAATATCGCAATTGGATCGGGGTGGGGAGAAGTGACGGTTCTCGTTAATAATCGAAAGGCGGTTCGGGTTGCAGGACAGGATACGGAAAAAATGGATGATGATGTGATTTTAAGGAAGAGTTCTTGACAATATTGAGATAGAATGATATATAATTCGAAAAGGTACTAAGCAGTAAACTGCGAAAGACCAACAATATTTCGTTTTGACGAATTTTTTGTTGGTCTTTTTTTGTGGAATATGACCAAATTTACACCATCTACAAAACAGACAGAAGAAGACGAACTTTTTCCTCAACTAAACCGACATTACGAGCTGGCAACAAACGAAACCGATAAGAGGAGAATAGGAAGCGGAAGATCTGGTTCTATTTCGTTTGATGAAGCAGATGAACTATTCCGTTCTTGGATAAACGAAAATAAGTGGCCATATGATGCGCTTCTTTTTGATCCCCGTGTTTTTACTTTTATTTTTGAGAAAAATTCCCGTTTGTTTGCTAATAAATTACGGGGCAGGTTGTTGCCAAGGGAGGGCGGAGATGTCCTTGCGGCACACATCAACAACGAATTGTTGAATTTTCAGTGGGATCAGGCAGATCATAACGGAACCATGCTTGAAAAGTGGCAGATGATGGATTTAAATACAAGGAAATATGGAGCAGCATTCTCTCTTTGCAAGTGGCGATATGAAGTTGATCCGAAGGGAAAAGTAGTTTTTGACGGACCGGAGATGAGACTATTGGCGAATCGTGACTGTCTACCCGATCCGTCGGCGACAAGCATCGAATCATGCAATTGGTTTCAGGCTCGTGAGTATATTACACTTCAGGAGTTAGAACAGGTGAACGATCAGGCACGTACAAAACCCGTCTACAAAAATCTCGATAGGCTTCGTGAAATGTTGAGTAGTAAATCAACAAAAGGCGGAGATACACGATCAATCAATTGGTTGTCCAGAAATAGAACAATATCTGGATTAACCGAAGATCCTCACGGGCAAGATGAAGTTTTTAAAACTGTTGAGATCGTTACAGAATATCGTAGAGATAAGTGGTACACCTTTTCACCGAAACATGGCGTAGTTTTAAGGGAGATTGATAATCCATACGGTAATTATGAAATCCCTATAGTATTGCTTCGATATTTCCGCATAGATGACGATCTCTATGGTCTTTCAGAAATTGAACCCGTCAAATCACTCCAGAAGGCAATTAATGCACTACTTTGTCAGTATGTGGATGAAATAAATCAGAAGCTTTATTCTCCCATCGCTATCGGTCCCGGTGTAAAACAATATACGCTTGAATGGGGTAAAGGAGCAAGGTGGCAGATGAACAACCCAATGACTGATTTCCGGTTAGTGGAATCTCAATCAAACGCTGCACAATTTTTTAGCACAACATATTCCATGCTTGTTGCTTCTCTTATGAACGCAATCGGAGAAACATCACTTGGAGTTTCTAATATCGGACCGTTTCAAAGGGATAAAACAGCAACGGAAGTAAAGCAGTTAACTCAACAAAGGAACGCCCGCGATGCATCAAATCAAAATTCACTTGCCGAAGCAATTGAACGGCAGATGATGCTTTGGCATCAGATGAATCAGAAAATGCTCTTCACTGATCCTAAAAAACGGTCTTATGTCATTCGAATTGTCGGAAAAGATGCGATTCAATATTTTAGAGAACGGGGATTGGATAAATATGGTTTAACCGATGAGGCATCCGTGTTTTTGCAGGAAAATCCTTCTCAGAATGCATCTGATTTTGAAACGCCGCTTTTCCCTATAAACAAAGGAACAGAAAAAGAGGCAGACATCGTGCCGAAGTTTTCCTATGAAAAACTGGGTCAGATGGGAAAGCTTGTTGTCGAACCTGAAGACCTTGAGGGGGATTTTGATTTCATAGCGGATGTAGAAAGCATGGCATTAAATTCTGGAAAAGATGAACAGGCGGGACGGGATCAGGCAATGAAAACCATCCTCACATCAGCCAATACGCTACAACTTCTTCAGCAGGAAGATGTAAAACCAAAATTTAAACAACTATTTATTGCGTGGTTAATTGATAATGGATTTAAAGACGCGGAACAATATTTTGAATCTTTGAAACAGAGCGATTCCTTTTCAAAGGATCAGGAGTTATCACAGGAGGCTATGGCATCGCCACCCCAAAAACCCCCGGCAACAGCAATTAACTATAAGGATTTGCCACCCGAACAGGCGGATCAGCTGGCACAGCAAGCGGGATTACAACCTGGTAGGGCGGGAACGGCTAGTCAAGCTCTACAACCCTCCGGTGCCGCTACAACTTCAACAACGGGTTTGGGAATAAGCGGTTTACCACAAGGAGGTCAATATGGACAATAATCAGGAATTTAAAGGAAGGGATTTGACCCCGGAGGAACGAAAAGAGCTACGGGAAGGACAGGCCCTTCTCGAAACGACGAAAACATCAGGGTGGGAAGTTATAAAACGGATGCTGGAAAACAGGGCATATCATAGTTGGGTTGATCCGAGAGAGACAAATTCTGAAAAGGAATGGATGTGGAGAGAACTTAATCTTTACCATAATTCTCAAGTAGCAGTGCAACTTTTAGAAGACATTCAAAAGTCAATTGATAAGGCAGAATATATTAGTAAAGTTGCCAGCGGTGAATTAGATCAGCGCCATATGAAAATATAAGGAGAAATCATGGACGGAATAACAACGCATAACGACCCCGTGAGACGAGAGGATATTGTAAGCAAGAAGCCAAAAGTTTTTGATAAGAAAACATATTGGAATACTAAACGGGCTGGAAAGAATAGAGCAAAGAAAAGAAAAAAATAAACATGGATAAAGTTTTACCGCCATTGCCGCCATGCGACGAAGAATCATTAGCGAAAAATGTATTTAATGCACAATTCCAGACGAGGGCGGGGGATTTTTGGAAAGATAATAAATTAGAGCGTATATCACTAGATGAACCGAAGAAGTGTGAACATGTTTTTATGGCAACTACCGATGGGATTAAATGTGGGAAATGCAATGCCGGATGGATCGGAAAAGAATTAGAAGTAAGAAGTGGAAAATTGTACATTCACAATCAGTTAATAAATTTTTGATTTCTACCAATACATCCTTATTGGCGGAAATTTCCATATTTTCAAGCGGCTATGCCTCCGCACCCAACGGCATGAAAGGAGGTGAAATATGGACAATAAAGTAGTACCAGTGCAAGCTGATGCGCAAGCGTCAGTAGCACAACCTGAGGGAAGTCCCGTAGTAGCATCTGTTGTTCCTACCGGAGCAATGGCGTCAGGGCAGACTATCCCAGAACCTACCCCAGTGGTAAGTGATAGGACGACAGAACAATTTGAAAAATTAAAGGATAGCAACAAGAAGCTTTTTGAAGCGAATCAGTTGCTTCAGGAGGAATTGTCACGGAGAGCAGTATCGGAACAAACATTTGCTCCTATTCAGCAAACTCCGCAACTAAATGTTCCTGCTCCTGAAATTGAACAATTTGTAAATGTTGATCCTATATCAGGAGAAAAGTATGTGGACGAGGTAAAGCTTTCTGCTGCATTAGCAGAATCAAATAAGAAAGCAACAAGAGCGGAAGTAGCAGTTCAAAATTACATTAAACAGCAAAACATACTTGAGGAAGAACGTCAAACGAGTGAAGCATATACGGCGCACCCGGAGATTAATCCATCAAGTAAGGAGTTTGATGCCAATTTGAGTCGTTTTACATCTGCACTTCTTCTGCATTCCATGATGAATCCACAGGAATATGGTGGAAAAACGTTAACATTTAAAGAGGCAGTGGATGAGGCAAAGAAAACTTCTCCTCAACAGGCGCAAGCCCAAACCGCAGTCTTAGAAAAAGAAACGAAACAAGTCATGGAGAATAAACAACAGGCGATAGCGGGAGCGATAGGTGTATCTGGGGCGGTAGCACAGCAAATACAGGGACCGCCACAGAATGAACTTGAAACTCTTCGTTTTCAAACACGTTTTGGTAGAGGAGATGATCAGACATGGGCAATCGCCCAACGACTGGCAAAGGTTTCCCATGTGGGAACGCCGACATCCAATACCACAACCTAACTGAGTACACACGCCTACTCATGTTAGAAAAAATCTGGCGTGAGTAGGGGGGTGAAATAAATTATGGCAGTAGGTTTAATTACATTAATGTCTTTCCTACTTAATAAAAAAGACGAAAGTGTCCATGGAAAGTAATTTTCATGGAAAATCTCTCTGAATTCGGTGGAACTCTGACTTGACATAGGTCATCTATTGATATATAATCTTAGTAGTATGACTAAAAATGTTAAAAAGACAACACCGAGCGAAGGTATAAAATTAGCATGGTTGGCGGGGATTATAGATGGGGAAGGTAGTATAGGAATTTACAATCGAGATAACCCGCAGAAAAATAGAATTGTGAATCTTGCCATCGTCAATAATGATGAAAAGATATTGGCGAGAGTGGAAGATATATATAAATATTTCGAGATATATGCTTCTCGGTATCTTCACAATAATAAAAATTCAAAAGGGTTTTTATTAAAAGTACCATGTTATGTTATGACGGTAAGAAGACGGGACGATTTCGAAAAAATATTAAAACTTCTTGAACCATACTTGGTTGGAAGGAAAAGAGGGTTGGCACAAGAAGTATTAGAATATTTAAAAAATCATCCCAAAATAGAAAAAGTATTTCCTCAATGTAGATATTGTCGAAAGACAGTAAAAGGAAGACAAAAACAGTTTTGTAATCTACATTGTTGGCATGAATTTGCCAAAGGAAATAAAAATCCTAATTACCGCCACGGAAAATATACCACGCGTAACGACTGAGCGAGAGACTCCTGTAAACATAGGATGATGCTACAGTCTGTACTCATAGGAAACTATGAGAGTTGGGCAGAAATGACCCAACCACTATATAAAAGTGTAACAATATAGATCAAGACACATTACGAAGAGAGGATCTTTTGGATGTTTTGGGAGATGTGAGTTCTGATGAAACGCCTCTTTTGACTTTGTTCGCAACGAGTACAGCAAAAGGAACGTTACACGAATGGGCAAAACACAATATCACCAGACCAACATCAGTTAGTGCTGATGTTGAAGGTGCAGACACGACATTTGGTGATTTAACCCAACCAACAAGAGGAAATAACGTAACTCAGATCATCAAACAGGCAGTTATGGTTTCACGTACAGAACGAAGAGTGAACGTAGCCACAATGGGTGATCCGTATGCATTTCAGAAAGCAGATAATCTCCGAATTCTTAAAATGAAGATGGAGTATGCACTTTTGAACGCCGCAAAAGCGTCAGGAGCTTCTGGTGTCGCTCGTCAGATGGATGGCATCGATGCATTCATAACAACGAACGTAACCGCTAGAAATTCTGGAACGTCTTTCTCTGAAACTGAGTTGAACGATATGGTTGCAGATCTTTGGACGACAGTGAACCCAGATAAAATCTTTGACATGTTGCTCTGTACGTTTAAGATCAAACAGGCAATTGCAGGATTTGCTGCGAACTCAACTCGTTACATTGATGCAACAGATCGTAGACTCGTAAAAGATATATTGGTATATGACTCAACAGGTGGTTCTCACAGAATTTTCGCACATAAAGATGTACGAAATTCAGCTGGATCAACAACCGTGTATGCTTTAAGAGAAGATTTGCATAGAGTTGCTTATTTGGATAAACCGATGTTCGAGGAATTGGCAAAGACAGGTGATAGTGATAAGGGCCACTGGGTGACTGAGTTTACACTTGAGTCACTTCAGGAAAGAGCAAATGCGAAACGTAAGAAATTGCGTCATCTATTGGAAACAATAGATAGAAAAGTCCGAGAATTCGGTGGAAAACTCTTTGAGTTAATACCGAGCGGAGCTTGTGTAGAAGCAAGAACGTGTATCGACTATGTACGGACTGCCCTGATAATGGGCAAAGATATAGTCAGGACTGCATGGCGACATGCAGAGTCAGGCGGAAACGACCTGGCCCCAGTATATTGCTGGTGTAACAGATTCGACAGGATATAACCAGAACGGATAACGTCATTGGTTAACTAACGCATTCAGATATGGTATTCTTCTTGCTGGTGACTGCCTTTATGGTAAGACCAGCAAGAAGATACTATGAAAAAATGTAAGGATTGCGATAAAGAAGCAAAAAAACGTGGGTATTGTTCTGGACACTATAAAACTCGTTAGGATTTAAGGCGAGAAAAATTACTAACTTATGGTCAAGACTTTACCGAAGAATTAAAAGAAAAAATTAGGGGAAAACATGGTCACAATTGTGCAGATTGCGGGACGAGGCAAACGACAGAAAAAAGAAGATTAGACGTTCATCACATCAATGGGAATAAACACGATAATCAAGAAGAAAATCTTATTCCATTATGTACAACTTGTCATAATAAAAGAGAATTGTCGTTAAAACAGAAATATAAATAGCTTTTGAGGCGAAATACGCTAGAAGGCAACCATAAGACTCTTTCAATAGGGATTTTTTTGGTTGTCCTTTTTTTATGGATTTACAAACAATAAGTAACGGAAAACTTCGGCAGGCGGGGGACGTGGAGCTTGCCGATAAAGCGCTTGAGATGAAAAAGAATAAGGGGCTTTGGGATACCCTAGGGTTACTTGTGAATGCGTGGATGAAAAAGACTCCTGAGGATTTTGAGGGGTTTAAATTACAAATTGATGCATATCGGGATGGACTTTTTGATTCGAAGTACGGTCAAACAGCGGGAGGGAAGGATATGGAGCGACGATTTACGATAGTTTTTCCAGAGAAGTTGTTTTTTATGATCAGGAGTCTCTATAAGTCAACGGAACTTACAATGGATAGAAAATTTTATACGGAATTCGCAACACGATTTCCGATATTTAAAATTCCAGAAAAATTATAACCTATGGCAATCGCTAGCGGTACATCATTATCAATTCTTGAGAGGCAATGGTTGTCTACGCATGTTACGGGAACAACATCCTTAACGCCTATAAATGATTTAAAGAGACGGTATTATATGTCTCAAATCGGTGGTGTTTCAGCTGATGTGAAATCATTAGTCAATCTGGAGCAACAGTGGTTAAGAAAAGACATCACGGACAATAGTGGTACACCAAATGGGAGCGAGGTGTCGGATCTGTGGAAGCAGGCACTTACTGCGAGAGGATTACGGGTGAGTCAGTTTATAAATGAAAATCGACAGACATATTATCGTAACGTGGCATAAGGAGGTGATTTTATTATGAAGGGATCTAAAAAACCAATAGTTAAAAAATCAAAGAAAGGTGGATTTGGTGCGTTTCTTGCGGGGTTAAAAGGAAAGAAAAAGTAATTATTATAGGAAGTCCGATAATGCCCATAGGACAGGCAAAACGGGATACTAAGGAGGTCCAAAGGATAACACTATGGAAAAAAGTTATATAGAAAAAATCGCATTGGCTTGTATTGTGAAGCATGATGAAGATCCTCAAATGCTTAGTAGAATGATAGATTCGCTTGGGAACAATATAGATGGAATATTTGTGACTATTACGAGAGATTCTGTTGAAGATGATTGTCAAAAACTTGTTGAGTGTTTGAAAAAATATGAAAATTGCAATATTTCCTTTTATTTGTGGAATAAAAATTTTTCCGATGCAAGAAATTTCAATTGGAGCCAAGTTACTAGGAATCAATATGGATGGGTAATTTGGGCAGACGTTGATGATGTTTGGCAAAACCCCGAACAACTTCGAGGTCTCGTTCGTGATGCCTATTTAAACAATCAAAGCGCAGTTTTCATGGACTATCTCTACATGGTTGACCTTGATGAACATGGTCAAATCCGTGAAATAGTCATCGAACACAAGCGAGAGCGCATCATTAAAAATGATGGAACGTTTAAGTGGATTGGGAAGCTTCACGAAACCCTTATCGAGCAGCATAGCGATAACGTAATTAAAGTGTATCGCCCTGAAGTCAAAGTTGTTCACCTGACCAACATGGAACGGGCAGATGCAAACATTGAACGGAATGTAGAGATATTGGAGCAAACAGTAAAAGACGAAAATCGGAAAGATCCCCGGACAATCATGTATCTTGCGAAAGCCTATTACGATAAAGGAAAAATGCCTAAAAAACCAGGAGACCAAAAAATATTTTTTGAGCTTGCGATTATGCTTTTTCAGGAATATCTCGTTGGTTCTGGAACTCCTGGTACGCCAGGATATCAGGAAGGATCAGGATGGAGAGAGGAACGATCAAGCGCGTGGGAATATCTTGCGGAAATATACCGTATATTTGGACAATATAACACGGCAACTAAGGCCATTATGAACGCGCTTATTGAGGACAACAGATTTCCGAATTATTACATAAATGCAGCAATGACGTGTGCGATGAAAAAAGATTGGGATCAGGCAGATACGTGGTTAAAAATTGGAGCAAATCTTCCCATCCCCAAAACAACGCTTATTCTTACCCCCCGGGATTTGAAGGCCCGGGCCCTTGAGGTTGATTTTCAAATCGCTATGGCAAAACAGGATTTAGATAGGGCAGAGCGTTCATCTGTAAAGATCGCGGAGATTTTTCCGATGATGAAAGAAGCGCAGGACAGGTTAAAAACAATTCAGGATTTGAAAGCGACAAATCAGGCGGCTCAGTCGGTAGCGTATCTTGGAAAATACCTGGATGCACAAAACGAAAAAAATAAGATACCGTCACTCATTCAGGCAATTCCGCAGTCTATCGTCAATGAGCAATTTGTTTCTCAAATGCGGCATCTTTATCTACCCAAGAGAGTTTGGGGAGATAAGGAAGTCGCCATCCTCTGCGGGCCGGGGTTTGAGAAATGGTCTCCTAAAAATGTAGCTCAGGGTATAGGCGGAAGCGAGGAGGCAATTATTTATTTGTCTAAAGAATTGCAGAAAAAAGGATATAAGGTAACGGTTTATGCCGATCCTCAAGATGACGCAGGAGAGTATGAGGGCGTAAAGTATGTGTCTTGGCATGAGCTAAACATAAAAGACGAATTTAACATATTGGTAGTTTGGAGGGCGGTTGGGTTTGTGGATAGCAGCTTTTCCGCAAAACAGACATATCTCTGGATGCATGATGTCCCTACAAATCCGTCTTTTACCGAAGAACGGATGAAGAAGATAGACAAGATATTTGTTCTTTCTCAATTTCACAAAAGCTTACTAAAGATGGTAAAAAATGGAAAATTAGTTGATGTTCCGGAGGAAAAGGTGGTAGTAACTACGAATGGGATATTACCAGTGGTGATTAATAAAAAATGGGAAAGAGATCCATATAAGATTATCCATAGTTCGTCGTATGATCGTGGCATTATGTGGCTTCTTCATATGTGGCCGGATATTAAAAAAGAAGTACCACGGGCACATCTTGAGATTTTTTATGGTTGGAATCTCTACGATGTCGTTCACGCCAATAACCCAGCTAGGGCAAAGTGGAAAGCACAAATGCAGGAACTTATGAAACAAGATGGCATAACGGAGCATGGAAGAATTGGTCATACGGAATTAAGCAAAGAGTTTGCAACGGCTGGAATCTGGGCGTATCCGTGTTCATTTGAAGAAATTTCTTGTATTTCCGCGATGAAAAGTCAAGCTTTCGGTAGTATCCCTGTCGTCACAAACTACGCCGCGCTTAAAGAAACCGTGCAATACGGAGTAAAAGTTTCCGTTGATATTACAACTCCAGAGGGTCAGGAAGAGTATAAAAAGGAGTTGATTGCTGTGTTGAAAGACCCCAGACGACAGGAATCAATTCGAAAGGAAATGATGCCGTGGGCACAAGAGCATTTTCTTTGGAGCGCTGTGGCGCAACAGTGGAAGGAATTATTTGATCAAGGAGATAAGATTAAAATTTTAGAATATCCAAGAATTTCAAAGTCTAATGAGACATTTGTAATGTAATAATATAGAAGGGAGCGTGAATAAATTATGGGTCAATTTACACAAAATCATCCAAAAGGTAAATGTAAGACGTGTGGAAAAGATATTATTGTCCGATCTACTCGTGGAAAAGATGCAGAGGGGTATTGTTCTCGACCTTGTGCATCAATGGTGCGGTATCAAAAAAGATATGTAGGGGCAAGATCGGGACAATTTGATAAACCAACTAATATAATGGACAAAACAAAAAAATTATGAAAGCATTAATAGTGGGGATTGGATCAGATAAAGGATTTAAACTATCAACCTTTCTTAACAACCGGGGGATTGAGGTATATGGGGCGGGGATTAAAATAAGTGACGCAATAGAGATGGGCCACATAAAGAGGTTGTTTACTCTTAACCCAAGACATAAGGATAGTATGTGGTTAATGCTGGAAATAGCAAAACCAGATGTAATTATATATTGTGCGACGTCTAAAAACGGAGCATTAGGGGATTATCTTCCTTTTTTAAATATCTTATTAACCGGAATTAAAGAGGGGATAACAAAATTTGTTTTGGTAATAAATGAAAACTTACCGATAGATACACCAATGACACTTCTGGGGGTGGAGGCGTTTGCCATGATATCAGCAGTTCGTGTTATGGCTACGGAACACAAGTTTGAATACATTGTAATAAATGAGAAAGATAATCTATTGAAAGAAGTAAAAAAGTTTTTGTTGAAAGAGCAAGAAGGAGAAATTTTATGAAGATATGCTTTCTGGTTGAATTACCCTACGGAAAAATTCAATGGGCGGATGGATTAGATGGGGCAATGCAGATACTCGAAAAGGATCATGAAGTCTGTTACCACCTTGATGGATTGCGTCATGGTCATAAGCCCGACCTCCTCATGTGTTGGGGTGGAACACTATCAAAAACATATCTTGAAGGAATGGACTATTCAGGAGAAAAGGCATTATTTTTTGCCGGTGGTTCAAGAAATAATCTGGA